CTTTATTCAAAGCATCATCCAGCCTGTTATATAATCCTTGTTTATAAAGTGTTAATGGATTTCCTGCTCGCAAATCATCATTCACGTGATACCCTAACTGAGAATAATTATATAAGGCTTGCTTTTCGTCAAAACTTATATCGGACTTGAGCCAGTTATCGTAATGGCTTTGTAATGTGTTTTCATCTCCTAAGCTCGATACATACAATTTCGCCCAAGTGCCATCATCTACAACGTCTGTAAACTCTGTGAAAGTAGCTTTAGCAGCTTTGGTTTTTATAAGTTTGTCAGCATAACTGTCGTAACCTTGTAAAGCCCACAAAGGTTTGACTACTGGCATAAGACCAAACACATCATCATCGTAACTGCCTACTAAGCCTGCCAGCCTACCTTCCTTTCTGTACCATTCCATCTTGCCTTTGCCTAAGATACTTAATTGTCGTTCTTCTGGTAGCCCTGCAAACCAGCTTTCACCGTCTTGGAACGGCACAAAGTTTCTATTTCCCGGTGTACTGAAAGATTGCATATATTCAGGCATAGCACCACCAATAGGAACATAAACGGCATCACACCTGCCGCTGTAATGGTCTTTAATAGGTTTGCCTAAAGGTACTTCTGTTCCATGTAATGCTATGCAAGCCGGACAAGTCCTATCATCCAATGCTGCTATCCTAATTTTCTTGCGGATGAATTCGCCGTTCAACTGTTCCATTGCCGCACTGGCATCTCGGTAAGATTGTAGCTGCAAAGTCCTTGTCAAATTGTAAGCTGCATACCTAGGGATATTTACACATAAATCTCTCATGTGCCTTGCTGTCTTTGCTGGACTCCACCCTTGTACTAATCCTTGGCGAACGCTGTCGTCTACATAGTCAGCATAACCGTCACCCCAGTTATTCATCCTTTCGGTAAACGCCTCTTTCTTCAAGTAGCTATCAACTAACTCTGAAGCTTTCGGTATATTGTAAGGTATCTGCATAGCTGCAGCCATTTCAATAAAAGCTGCTATAGCTTCCGCACTGGTAGGGTCAATGCCTGCGTCAATCATATCTTGTGTGCTACCATAAAATAACTTTGCAGTAACTGATTTCTTTGCTGCTTCCGCACCTGATAGTTCTATCGCTGGTGCGCTCTGTATTATAAGCCCTTCCGCCCTATTCATTGCTGCTCTAAACTCCGCTAAAGCCTCAGAATAAGCGTCATCGGCAAGTAGCTTGCCAACGTCTGTAAAGTCTTTTGAACGCCGTTCTAAGTCCTTCATAACGGAAAATAAACTGCTACCATCATCCGTTAGTGAACTGACGCCTCGAGCTAAAACGCCAGCACTTCTTTGGTATTCTCTGTCTTGTAGACTTTTTATATAATCATTAAGTGTTGGCATTTTATGCTACTGGTATATTTCCGCTTCTTCCTGCTGTAATAGTTTCAAAGGCACTCAATTTCTGGTCTTCCGCACTCTCGCCTTCCTCTGTTATCTGTTGGTTTGACATTCCTAAAAGCGAACCTATTTTCTGCCTGTACCAATTATCCGACCAGAGGTTAGGATTTGTAGAACGCAACTCTGATAATGTTTTTATTTGTGTAGCTGCATCAATAATCTCTGGCGATTTCCATTCTATGTTAAGGCTGTCAATGTTTTGCGGTGCAGCAACTGGCGCTGACAACTGAACAAAGTCTGCTACCGATTTTGTGAACTTAGCCTCAAAGGCTTGATTAACTTCAAACGTCCTTTGGATTAATGCTGTAAGGCGAAAGAGCATTTTGAACGCTCTATCATTTTCGTTCTGGTACCGATACACTTTGTTAATCAATCCAATTTCAAGCTGCTTTAATGCTTCGCCTGATAATGCGCCTTGGTTTGTTATGCCGTAAATTGGTGTGGCTGAAACTTGTGATATTTCACGCTCTAATTTGTCAAGCTGTGCCGTATACTGCGACATATCTGTAGAGCCGAATTCTCCGACTTCAACTGCATTTAGAAAGGCAATCATATTTTCATCAAGGTTTACGACATCGTTTCCATCTCCATCTTGCAAGGTAAGGTTGATAACGCTGCCTGGCACTATGCCGTCTTTCTTTATCTTCATTCCTTTAGACCAGTAGATTTTGAATGCTGAAAGCTTACTTGCCATCATCATATCGTACAGGGTTGCATTGACGATATTCTGTAAAGGAATTACACACCGGATTTCACTCTCACCGTAATTTGTATAATTATTCCTTTTGTTGGCGAACTGCACGATAGGGATTATGCCTATCTCCCACTCATAGCCGTTTCCACTCTCAAGGACTTTCAATATGCCTGTTTGGTTTATCATTCTAGGCTTTACTTCACTGGTGCTGCTCGTGCCTTGCCAATAAGTTATTTTCCTTGGCTCATATACAACTAAATAGACGATATCATCATCGTCCGTATCTCCTGCGTCTGTTGATATATCTGCTGGCTGTGTTTCTACCCATAGCTTGCAAGCCCATTTAGGCAAGCCTGTAATCGTGTCGTAAATTGCAAAGATACCAGAGAAGCCGTCATAAGCAGGCTCACTAACCCACAAGGCTGTTTGAGGGTCTACAATGACAAAACTCTCGCCATCACGTATCGCACCCCTGTTCCATTCACCTTGCTTACTTTCAAAGTTGTTTCTAGTAAGCGTGTCGTTAATCCATTCTTCATTGGTGTCGTCTTTTGCACTGATAGCAGCTACACTCAAACGACCTGCCATCATATCAACGACAATAGAACAATAATTCGCACTTGCTTCATTTAGCTTTGCATCATCATTTCTGATATTAAGTAAATGCTTCTGCTGCTCTGTTAAGTTGGCATCATGGTCGCCTCTTTCATAGCTGCGATATTTGAATACCCTTGCACCTTTTTTCTTTAGAGCATTGGTAAAATCAGAACCGCCTGCTACTTCATAATATAATGATTGGTTTGTTTTAAACAATGCATCTGCAATCAGTCCTTGGTTCATTTGAGCCTCACTTTAAAATGGTGGTCGTTTGTCATCTTCTCTAGTGGTATTGCCTATGTAACTTTGCACTTTCGCTGTCGTGCTAATCTTTATCGTTGGTGTGAATACTGCATACCGTAAAGCGTCCATCGCATGGTCGAATTCTTTTACTGGTTCATCCCTGCCGTCTTTCCATACATAACTCTCAAACTCGTTTATAGTATGAACACATGAAGGGTCTACAGTCAGGCGTGGTTTGCCATTCTTTCTAACTTTTAATAATTCCTGTACCTTTGCGATTCCATCTAATACCCTGCCATCCCTTGACTTAGTAAATAAACCCATATTCCTAATCGCTGCTTTTAGCCCTGCCGCTGATGAGTCTACTATGAAATCGCCTTTCTTGTTTTTACTCATTTCTAACGCCTTCTCGGCAATTTCTTCATGTGATTTACCTGTTTCATAATATTCTTCTAATACGTGATATCGATTGTCAAAATCCCTGCCGATTTTCAATATAACTGCTGGATTAGTGTAGCCTTCATCAACGCCAAATATAAATTCAATGAACTCTGATTCATCACGTTTCTGTATATGAACAGTTCCGTCAAAGTCATAAATCAAACCTTCGAAACTAATAAAATCAGCGTAGACTTCTTGCTGTAGGAAATTGCCTGTATAAGTATCTAACAGGCTTTGTTTCCATTGACTGCTGACAAATGGATTTTGTAAGGTGCTGGCTTTGAATACTGCCATGTTTTGGGATTGCTCGTAAAGCCAATTCCGCTTGCCTTTTGGTGTGCTGGTAGTCCAACACTTACCAAAACCGCCACCTGCTCGCAACCTGCCTATGGTAATCTTCCATGTATCAGGGTGCGTCAAACCGCCTTCATCAATCCAAGCCCAATGTAAGTTTGGACCTCGCAAGCCATCTGGATTGTCTGCTGACCGTAGCAAGACTTCACCACCGCCTCGCATATCAGCAATCATATCACCTTTTCTTATTCCAATTATAGCATCACCGGCTATCTCTTGGAAAGTCCGCAAGGTGCTATCTCTTAACATACGGTAAGTAGGTGCAGCTATCATTCCTAAAGATTTAGGAACATTGGCTTCATGAATTGCTTTTAATGCGCCTACGTATGTCTTGCCAGAGCCTATCC